CGAAGGATGAGGTTTTTGTCTCGATGCCTTCTTAAAAAAACTCATTAGGAAGCATTGTTTTCTTCTGTCGTTGAGAGTTATGTGCAGGTTCAGACATTCGTTGTTATACAAATCGCCTTCACACACCAGATCTGCCAATGTATCGTCATTCTTGAGATTCCTGCGATTGTCAGCCTTGAACAGCTCTAAACTGTATGTGTCACTCGCCTGGTCTGGCCATTCGGTATCATTTATCACCAGATTGCGCCTGATGTAGGTTTTGATGTCCCTGATTGTCATGTCAAGGTCATCTATGGCGATTCTGTGTGGGATGTTATAGCCTATCATGAGATATACGTATACTGGGTCTGGTTCACTTATCATATACCAGCAATAATGTATTAAATGTATTAGATATATTGAATATATTAATTGAAAGTAATGAGCGTTGAACCCCATAAGACTCTCTCCGATAAGCTCGATTTCTTCCTTAAGACGGACAAGATTCCGAACATTATATTCCATGGTCCGAGTGGAAGTGGAAAAAGGACAGTCGTGCACAATTTCGTGCTTGACATATATAGCGGAAGCAAGGAACTCGTCAAAGCGTATGTTATGAATGTTAATTGCGCTCACGGAAAAGGCATTAAGTTTGTAAGGGAAGAGTTGAAATTTTTCGCCAAGACTCACATTAACATAAAAGGAACAGGACACTTCAAGACAATTATACTGTCTAATGCAGACAAGCTTACAATTGATGCACAGTCAGCGCTAAGGCGGTGCATAGAACTATTTAGTCATACAACCCGTTTCTTCATTATTGTTGAGGACAAGTATAAGCTGCTGAAGCCGATACTTTCACGATTTTGCGAGATATTTATAGCGGAACCAGTAATCGACGGAAAGAAGACCAATTTGCACAGATATGCGTTGGACAACTGTTTTGGTATGGAACAGATCGAACATAAACGTTCTGCTGTCCTTAAAAAGGCTCTCGAAAAGGACGCCAACTTAGGCTACTCAGGTATGCTGGCTCTATCGACGAAGCTGTACGAGAAGGGGTATAGTGGACTCGACATCATGAAATATGTTGAAAGGTTGAAAATAGATGAAAGAAAAAAGTACCAGCTACTTCTTGCGTTTCACAAGGTTAAGAGGGAGTTTAGAAACGAAAAGCTTTTGATGTTTTTTATGTTTAATTTTTTGTTCATTCGTTCTGATTTTGATTTAGAAAATCTATCATTTATGTAAATGGACGATTATTCTGTTACGAGTCTGAGTGAATCAAAGAATGAATGGTGCGCACGTCTCGTGAACACGCTGACTCCTGCGGTAATACAGGGGCTTAGATCAATATCCGATGAGGCGTGGAAACTGTGTCGCGAGAACGATGAGGAGGATAAGTATCTGATGACGTTCCAGACGTTCCTGAGCCGAGTACCCAAATGGAATACCAGCATTATAGAAGCGGAGAGAAAACGTATAAGTGAAACGTCTGGATGTGGATATTTGGAAGAGCTTATCACGTGCGTGCATGTAATACAGCTCAAGGCTCTCACGTGTGTTCGGGTAGGACATAAACAGAAGAAGGTGGACCTGGATGTTCCATCAGCAGACGCTTTTGTGCATACCGTCTACACGAATGTTGCACGGAAAGTCTACACGAACATATATCTTTTCGAAAAGAACATAGCGCCTTTGCAGCATCAGAAGAATAACAGAGAGCTTGAAATTATTACCAGGGAGTGCATACTTAACTCTGTAAGGGACAGCATGCCAGTTGAGGCGATTCTCAAGGCCTACTTGGACGAAACCGATGAGCTGGGTGTTGATGTAAAGGAGGAGGAGGTTCTGATTCCCAAGGAGACCACACCCGAGTCGGAACCTAAGGAAGATGGAAAACAGGAAGATGTCCCTCAGGAGTCCGAAAGCACAGTGCCTGTCGTTGTCAAGACTGACGTATCTGAGCCGGTGGGAGACGTTGTTCCTTTAGCCCCAGCGGCACCAACACCTCCACCGGCTTTCCATGTTTCCGCAATGGATACTGGTCTCCCGCGGCCAACCCATATGGTCGCTCCTTCGATCGAGCCAAAGATTCCCGTTGGGTTTTCAGACATTGACAAGGCTGTTGACATTAGAGGAAATGCAGTGAATGTGACGGCTCCTAAGACGCTTGAGCGCCTGGAGCAAATAGCATCCGTTGCGGCGGAGAAGCGAAAACAGGAAGAGGATGACGATGACGACTATGGTGACCAGCTGACTATTGGCGACGAAGTCAAGCTCGAAATGGAAGACATCAATGATCTTAATAGAGGAACGACCAAACTCAATCCACCGATACTAGAGGATATTGAGATACTCACTTAAGCAAATTGCGTAAAACATCTATTCAGATAATCCGTGCATAGTTTAATGGACAAGGTATTCGTGAACGCTGGAGTAATTGCGGTAGTATATTCGCTCATAAAGTTCGTAGAAATGCGCATGATCTTGAAAGAAGCTCGTCCCATAAAGGAGTTGTTAAGGGACACAATTATGGTATACGTAAGCGCAATCGCTGGAATGTTTATTATAGAACAGATGGGAACAGTGTCGATGACAGGAAAAAACTCGACAAACGTTTTCGTGGGAAACCCTGAGTTTTAAATATATCAAAAAATATAGTTATTTTGATGTATTAGATTTTTGTTATGGACATTTTCTTTTTTTTTGTTTTTCTGTGTTTATTCAGAGAAATCCGTCGGGATTAGAGTTGCAACGAAGCAGCAGAAGCTGGCCAGACATGAGCTGCTTCTCACCATCCACCATGACATACTTCATTGTCTCGACGTTTACATAAGGGTCGCTCTCTACATATTGCCCCGAGTATATTGTATAACCTGCGATGGCAGCAGGTTTCTCAAGTCGCTGCATCAGATTGCCCCAGCTGAAGTTGTCCGGGTCATCTTTGAAGCACTTCATACCATCTACAATTGTATAGAACATAGTGGTGTGTGAAGTCTTCTCTTGAAACCGGTGGAGGGTGTTGTCATCCATGTTGGAGTCGTTAATGATGTTAGAGTTTTGCATGATTAGTATTGAAGTGAGTTATTCATTTAAACTCATTTCAATTTTTTCTCAATTTTTTCATTTTTTCTGGTTTAGCTCCATGTAACATGGATACTGGTCAATATTCATTATTTTCTGGGATTTTATTTTTTTCTTTGGGACTACGTATCGTCCGAAGTAGGGGTCCTTGAGAACTTCCTGTGGAACGTGATTATGCACAGTTCTTGCGATCATCTTGTATAGTTTGAATTCTGGGTACCTCTCCTCTCCATTGTTCTTGTACATGATATTACGTCCTTTGTCATCTTTGCACCATCCGGTTATAATGCTTGATATCGCGGGCATTGTCTCGTCGGTGTCTTCCATGTCATCAACCAGAAAGTCAAAGAGCGAGCATCCGAGTCTGCATAGATCAAAACTGAAGTTCGGTTCTAGTCGTGGTTTCTTATTGTTTAGATATGGCTCGCAATTATACTGGGAAGAGGCGTCTCCCTTCGGATGGAAACTGTCGCTACAAAGAATGTTTCCGCGAAATTTGTATATGGCTCTCCCAAAATCAATAATCTTGAATATCTTACCAAATGTTGGCACTTTGTAGTGCTGGTTGTTAGTTTTATAGAAAAGGTATTGCTTGTCAGTGGAAACATACATAATGTTGTTTGTGTGGAGGTCGTTATGTGTCAGCCCGAATGTTTTTTGGAATGTGATCAATATCATAAGTATCTGCACTATAATGGATGTCCATTCTTCCTCAGACAGCTCGTTATTGACTATGAGGGAGTCAAGGGTCTTTTCACAACGTTCGAGGGAGATCACTTGTACAGGGAAAGACACAAGTTTCGCCGTGAATTCATCCTCCGTTGCTGTAGAGCACTCGCTGTCGGAAGTGCAACCAGTGCTGTCATCGTCGGTGTCATTGCACTCTCCGTTGTCAGTATTTGATGACCTTGATGAGCAATTGCTGGCAGTGCTGCTGCTTGACTCGACACTTTTCATGTTGTTGTCCTCGAATATGACAGCCGGCTTTCCATCGCTCGTCACATCATCTTCCACGGCAAATATCGTCCCCAGCTTCTCCAGATCGCCGATGTCAGCGAGGTCGATCTGAATGTATCCATCCTCAGGCGATGTAAGCTTCAACTTCTTTTTGTAGTTTCTCGTGTTGTAGTTAAGGAAATCCATCTGAAAGGTGTTGTCTATTGTGAATAGTGAGTCTTTGTTCTTGTGAAAGAAAGGTGATTCATTAAGGTATTCGATATCGTCGGATATGTCGACTGCATAGTCATTCTTCGTGGCCAGGAAAGAACCGAAAAAATCGACTCCGTGGATAAATGCGTGCTTGTGGAGCAACTGGCTTGTGAGATAGGTAAAAAAGCTGTCTATGTAAGCAGAATTGTTCGGGTCTCTTACCTTAGGATGCGATGAGTAGTCGTTCAGTGATGGTAGTTTTAGAAGATTAGCATTGGAGAGATCATATTTGCCAATCATGTATTTTGTTGGGTCTAGGAGCGGGCTCAGCTTGAAGAATACTTGACGTTGTTTTGTTTCACCTGCTTCATTTGCCACAACACCAGAGTACTTATTTTCGCTCTCGCGTTCTTCAACACTCACCAGTGAGAGGGGATTGTTTAAATTTATATTATTAAAATTTTTGTCGTTAAGTGTGAAGAATTTCGAATAGAGAGGTATATAATTTTGAGGGTTAGAGACATTTAACAGGTCCTTTTTTACTAAAGTAGAAAAGAGATTAGCGTTGTCATTCTTTTTGTAGGACAGGTCCATTAGTTCTTTTACACATAAATTATGTAACATTTAAACTAATTAAATGCGGAAAATGTTTTTATTTCTTTTCTGGCAGCGGTATAGATGACACTGGAACTTAAGAAATTCGATATGAGAAACATCAGTTTCAACCCCGATGAAAACAAGGGACCTGTTGTCGTCTTGATCGGAAGACGTGATACAGGTAAGTCTTACCTCGTCAGAGATCTATTGTTCTACCATCAGGACATCCCTATAGGCACAGTCATATCTGGTACTGAAGCAGGTAATGGGTTCTATGGACAACACGTTCCGAAGCTGTTTATTCACGATGAGTACAATACTGCAATTATCGAAAATATTCTCAAGCGACAAAAACAGGTGCTTAAGCAAGTAAAAAAGGAGATGGCTTCTTATAAGAGAACGAACATCGATCCACGAGCATTCGTGATCCTTGACGATTGCCTCTACGATGCGACATGGACGAAGGATAAGATGATGCGTTTGCTATTCATGAATGGGCGTCATTGGAAGATAATGCTTATCATTACAATGCAGTATCCTCTTGGTATCCCGCCGAACCTTCGAACGAATATCGACTATGTCTTTATTCTTCGAGAGCCATATCTCTCTAACAGAAAACGCATATGGGAGAATTATGCGGGTATGTTCCCGACATTTGAGTCGTTCTGCCAAGTGATGGACCAGTGTACGGAGAACTACGAGTGTCTTGTAGTGAATAACAATGCAAAGTCAAATAAACTCACTGACCAGATATTCTGGTATAAGGCAGAGCCTCACAGCGACTTTAAGTTAGGTTCTAAGGAGTTCTGGGATATATCAAAGGACCTCAACTCGGACGATGAAGACGAGGCGTATGACCCCAGTAATGCCAAAAAGCGTGGTGCCGGCCCCAAAATCAGCGTTAAAAAATCACGTTGGTAAGCTTCGGCGCAACGCACTTGATTTTTTCAATGGCAGTTTCTCTATCCACATCTTTCCTGAAATCAAAAGTGCAATTGTGACATTCGGGAAAACGGTGGTTCATGCAGTGCATTTTTCCACACTTACATAGAGACATAAGTGTATCGATTACAGTTATTTTCTTCCTGCAAGTCAGAAAATTGCATCTCGGGGTCTTTTCTTTCGCCATTCAACTTATATATTTATAGAGATAATTATTTAAGTTGTATAATGATATGTCGTGGAACAAACACGTGACGCTTACTCGTCTGGGATGTCCTCATCTTTTTGTTCATTCTGCGTCTCCTTTACTTCGGACAGATTGATTTCGACAGTTTCTTGTGAATCTTTCTGATTATCTGAAAGTTCACTTGCCCCATGGTCTGAATTTTTGTAGTCGATTACAACGTTGTCGTCTTCGAACAGCTCCTTTCGGATGTCGGCCACAGCGACGTTCTCTGGCATGTTGCTTTCCATAGTGTTGATGTCACTGACGCTGACGAGGTTCCCGTCCTTGTCAAGAGTCTGGGTGAGAAGATTGCCGCTTTCCATGGCTTTCTTTTTGTTATCCTCCATGGCCTTGACCTTTGCCTCTTTGATGCGTTTGTCGAATTCTACCTTCGCCTGCGTTTCATTCTTGTTCTTCTCATGCATCAACTGGTTCAGTTCATCTTCAAGATACTCGACGCGTCCGGTCTTGTATGCCTCAGGATGGTAAGGCATCCACATCCCGACAGGACCCACGAAGACGTCGTGATTGGGGTCGACTTCACGAAGCATTTTACACCGGAGTTCCGCTTCCTGTTGGCTGGGGTAGCAGCCACGTATCTTTAGACCACGAACGCTCGTCTGGAAGTTGTGTTCGTCGCTGAAGGAGCTGTCAAGCCGCTCCTCATTATTGTCCATGAATGTCTTGTATTCGTCCGACAGGTCTGTGTTGAACAGATTGCCCTTCTCCTCTGAGCAAAATTCTTGAAGGTCCTTCGTCAGATCGTCGAAGTTCAAGCTGTACTTGAACGAAAGAAAACTCATGAACTGAGTATATTTCTCTAACGACTTGCTGAGCTCCCATTGCTTTAGGAACTCGTTGAAGCAAAATAGCTCTTTGTTGCGGATAATTCCTTCAGGAGACAAAAACGATACACAAGCAAATTTCTGCCCAGCAACTGGTTTGTCCTCGTCAAGAAGGTCAACATATTTAGGGTTCTTTGCCCCATCCAGGTCAAGCTGGCATTCTACGCCGGGAGGCATCTGTGATACGTC